GTAGATTATGGGAGATATATTAGACATGGATAATATCCTTACTGAGGATCAAGCTGTAAGCTTATTTGCAGATGAGGATACTAATGAGATACAGGAGTCTTCTAATCCTGAAGAAAATAAAGAAGAAAAACAAGATGATGAAGATAAAACTACTGAGGTAAATCCAGATGAACTTTTTGAAGACTCATCAAAGGAGTAGCCAGAGAGCGTAGGTAGTGAAGAAGAATCGAGGAATGAGGAAGATACTAACTCTGAAGAGGAGCAAGAATCTCCCAAAAATACCTACTCTATCTTAACTGGCTACCTTAAAGATGAGGGTATCTTCCCCGACCTTGATGAAGATGAAATAGCAAAAGTAAAAACTCCTGAAGCATTAAGGGATATAATTGAAAAAAAGATTCAATCAGAACTTAATGAAGTTCAAAAGAGAGTTAATGAAGCACTTAATTCTGGTGTTGAGCCTAATGTTATTACTCAATATGAAAATACTTTAGGTTACTTAAACAATATTACAGAAGAAATGCTTAACGATGAGGGGGAAGAAGGTATTACTATTAGACGTAAACTTCTTCAACAAGACTTTATGAATAGAGGTTATTCTGCTGAAAGAGCTATTAAAATGACTGAAAAGTTATTTAAATCAGGTGATGATATTGAGGAAGCAACTCAAGCTCTTGAAGGTAATAAAGAATACTTTGGTAAAAAGTATAATGAAATTCTTGATAATGCTAAAAAGGAAAATGAACAAGCTAAAAAAGATTTAAAGAAACAAGAAGAAGCATTAAAGAAGGATATACTTTCTAGTGATAAAGTATTTGGTAGTATAGAATTAGATAGAAATACTAGACAAAAAGTTTATGACAATGTAACAAAACCTGTATATAAAGATCCTGAAACAGGTAATTATTATACAGCTATTCAAAAGTATAAAAAAGATAATGAAAATGAATTCATTAAGAATGTAGGCCTTTTATATACTTTAACCAATGGATTTAAAAACATTGATAGTTTAATTAAACCTCAGACTAAGAAAGAAGTTAAATCCAGATTAAAAGAATTGGAACACACTCTTAATAATACCGCTAGAAATTCTAATGGTACTTTATAGTATGTAGGCAGTGGTTCAAGTAAATCTAAAGGATCTATATTTGATAATGGATTCACTATAGATATTGGTAATGGATTTTAATGTTTAAATTTAATTAATATGGCTGGAAAGCTTGGTAGATTTTAGACGATGCAATTTACTGGTTGGAAGGGTTGACTCACAAGTTAGGCCCTTGTAAAATTGAGCAAAATCGGTGAAGACTTCCAAATAAATAAGTTAATACCGAGGTAATTTAATTGGCAATACAATTAAACACTGTAACGCGTAGAAGATGAACCTATGAAAAATGGATTTATTTATATAATTAAAAATACTATAAATAGCAAAGTTTATATTGGATAGACAAAAGTAAATATAGATACTAGATGGAAAGAGCATTTAAGACATGCACAATATGGAGACCAAGTTATTAATAGAGCTATGAAAAAGTATGGAGTAAATAAATTCTATATAGAGACTCTAGAAATATGTAATGTAGACATTATAGATGAAAGAGAAATTTATTATATAGATTTATACGACTCTACAGATAAATCCAAAGGATATAATGTAAGCATAGGAGGTAATACACCTAGATTTAAAAGAAAGGTTTTGAATATAGCTGAGCTAGTAGATTTATATGTTAATAAGCAGTTTACATTACAACAAATTGCTGATAAATATGATGTAACTAGATACATAATATGTACAGAACTTAAAAATGCAGGTGTAACTATTAGAAAAAGAAGCGAATCTAATTCTAAATTTAATAAGATTCCAAAAGAACTTATTATTGATTCAATAAATAAAACTAATAGTCTTCATAAAGCAGCTAAATATATTAATGTTAAATATTCAACATTTAGAAATGCGTGCTTATATTATGGAATAGAATATAATTCTTCCAAGAGTGCTCAACAATAATATCAATTATTAGTCACTTAGATATTATTGAAAATGTACGCTGAGCTTACACAATGGTAAAGTGTAAGAACTATGGGATAAAAAGCCTATAGGGTAACAGAATGTTAACTAAAGATAACCAACTTGCATCAATTTATTAGAGAGCACCTCAATTAGTGTCAGAGTTTATGGTACAATTGTTAGCACTTAATCGTGGTAAGTCCCTTGAAAGTGAGTTAGCAAAATATCCTACTAAACAATTTGATACTGATGATGAATTCTCATGGCAAATAATTGGTTCATCTAGACGCAATATTCCTCTGGTTGAAGCAAGAAAGATAGATGGTAATCCTGTTGAAGCAGGTGGTGAAAATGTAGGTATTGGTACCGAACCTTTCTACCTTGTATTTAACGAAGATTGGTTTGCTGATGGTGAAGTGCTTTTTGGTAATTTAAATGAAGTTTATCCAATGCGAGTTCTTGGAGATCCAAGAGTTGAGGGAACCCAGTATGTTTACAAAGTAGAGCTTATGGGAGGAATTACTGATGGTATTCCTGCTGAACGTTTGTTAGCAGGTGAACGTTTCTCACATGAGTATGCTCCCGTAGAGAGAGAGCTTAGTCGAAAAGTAGGAGATGTCAGATTCTCTGCTCCTATTACTGTTCGTAATGAATGGACTACCCTTCGTAAACAATATAAAGTTCCCGGCTCTAGTATGCTTAATAAGAAACTTGCTTGTGGTGTTCCTGTTGTTAAAGACGGTAAGAAAGATGTTAAAACAATGTGGATGCCTTGGGTAGAATGGCAGTTTGAACAAGAGTGGTCTGATGAAAAGAACTCTGCATTAATGTTTAGTTCTTCAAACCGCACTCAAAATGGTGAGTATCTTAATATTGGTAAGAGCGGTGAAGTGATAGACATACTTGTCACTATGTAGTTAATAGCTGCATAATTAACACCTTAAAAATATAAAATGGGCAAAATCGGTGAAGCCATTAGGTAATACCGAGCTAACTTGCTTTTAACAGAAGCAAGTAGTGTAGAGAGTAGAATGTGAAAATATGTATTTATTAAAATGAATGGATTTATATACAAGATTACCAATCGGGTAAATAATAAAATGTATATAGGACAAACAAGATTTACTGTTGAACATAGATTTAAATAGCATATAAAAAATTTTAATATCGAACATAGAAGTTAGCCATTATATAATGCTTTTGCAAAATATGGTATTGAAAATTTTGAAGTATCGGTATTAGAGGAATGTCCTATAGAAAAATTAAATGAAAGAGAAATATTTTGGATAGCAAAATACAATACTTTCAAAAATGGCTATAATGCTACATTGGGAGGTAAAGGTGGTTGTAAATATTTTTGGACAGATTCTCAATATGATGAAATTCGATCCATGTATTTAAGCGGTTTTACTTCACAAAAAATAGCTGAACAGTTTAATTGTTCTGCATATACTATAATAGGAGTATTAAAAAGTATAGGTATTAAAATTAAAGGGAACCCATTAGATATGAATAAAATGGAGAGAGAAGAATTTATTAGTTGGTATAATAACGGAGCTTCCCTGAAATACCTAGCAGATAAGTATAATACTGACAAATAGACTGTTAAAAGATTTTTACAAAAATATGGTGTAAATACTAGAAATCATAGTGAGTTTTTAAAAAACTCTGAAATGTAGGCAAATGCCATAAAAGACTTTTTATCAGGTATGAAATATAAAGATATGGAGCTTAAATATCATACTGATATGAGGACTATAAAAAAAATCCTAGTAATTCATGGTATTAATATAAATTCATATAGAGGACTTAGACAAACTACAAAAGGAGCATTTTGTTTAACAGATGAACAATGTCTTGAAGTTATAAAATGTTATAATGATGGGACTAAAGTAAATAAAATAGCTAAAAAATTTAATGTTAATGTATCTACTATATATGAATTATTAAAAAGGTATCATGTTAAATGCAATAGATATAATCATTCCAAGAGTGTCCAAACCCCAGTAAAGGGTTAAGATGTATTCCACTATGGCCTTTTAGGTAGTAAGATAAAGAACTTACTTTAAATATAGATGAAGAATGGGAGATGGTTTATTAGCACAAATGCGCTATGGTAATACTTATTATTACAATACCTTCTCATTAAAGATGCTTGAAGATGCTCTTTATGAATTAAGTGCTGCTAAATTAGATTTTGGTGATAGAACTTTTGTTATTAGAACTGGTGAAATTGGAGCTATTATGTTCCATAATGCTGTTCGTAATGCAATGAGTGGTTGGACTGAGTTCTCAGTTAATGGTGACGCTTTAGGTGTAGTTAGAAAAACTAGCTCTCCTCTTAATAAGAATGCACTTGCTGCTGGTTTCCAATTTACTGAATTCTCTGCTCCTAATGGTGTGACTGTTAAACTTGAAGTTGATAACTTCTATGATGATCCTGTTCGCAATAAGCAACTTGATAAAGACGGTCACCCTGCTATGAGTTCACGTTTTGATATTATGTATATCGGTACTACTGATCAACCTAATATCTTTAAGTGTGCATTAAAGAACAATCCTGAATTCCGTGGATTCCAATGGGGGCCTTTCGCTAATCCTTTCACAGGATAGACTAATAACATGAATGCATCATTTGATGAAGATGCTGCGGTAATGCATCGAAAGACTACTTTGGGTGTTTGTATATTAGACCCAACTAGAACTATGTCTTTGATACCTGCAATTCTTGAAGGTTAATAAGAATAAGATATTGATATATAGGGGAGTTAATCCCCTATATATTTATATTTAAATATACACAAGAATAAGATAAATAATTTAAAATAAGGGAGAATGGCAAAGAAAATTAAAGAGTAGGAAACCTTTCAAATTGATACAGAAGAAATAACAAAATCAATTAAGGAAGATATAAATACTACACCTGTTCAAGATTATGTTGAACCAACTAGAAGTGAAGTAAAGAAGAAAACTAAGGAAAAAGAGGAGGAGAAGGAATTAGTTAATTGCTTACGTCCTATAACTATTACAGTTCAGTATTTACCTCAACCGGGAACTATAAATAATCCTAAACATCTTTTATATGGTGGTATGGCTGAAGCATCAACATTCAGTGTTACTGTTCCTAGATTACGTTCAGGAGTATTTGTAGATGTATTAACTAAACAAGAAAAAGATTTTCTCGAACATATATTAGGTCTTGAAGAAGGTGCTTTAAATGTATATAATAAAACAAATAACTTTTGGGATAATAGTACAGAAGGGGGTGTATCGAGAGTAAGAATTCCTAAACAAGGAATGGAATTACATCTTAATGATCCTATAGAATATATTCAATATAAAATTCTTTTAGCAAATAAAAATCTCATAGCACCTGATCTCTATACTCTTAGAGATAGAGCTAAAGCAACTTATAGATTTGTATTAGTATCAAATGATGATGTAAATCAAGATGCTAAACAAAAGATGTCTACTAAGATGCGTTGCTATGTTGAATATGGTAAAATAGAAAATAAGCCAGATATTCTTAGAGCAATCATTGAGATTATTACAGGTAAACCTCTTGCTACTAATACTAAGATAGATTATCTGCAAACTAAAATAGGAGAGCTTATTGATGCTGATGCTAAATTATTCTTAAAGGTAGCTACTGATCCATTGTTACCTACAAGAATTCTTATTAAGAAGGCTGTTGAACAAGGATTTATTTCTAGACGTGGTGATTATTATTATTTAAGAAGTGATAATACTCCATTATGTGAAGGAGGTGAAGAGCCTACAATGTCAATGGCTGCTAAATATTTAGCTAATCCTAAGAGACAATCTATTAAATTATCTCTAGAAGCTTCAATTAATCAATAATATATTTCATAATTATGAGTGGGAAACCTAACATAAACTGTTTAACTTGATGATTAGAGTATTCCCACTTGTAATTATTATTAAACATCATGCGATGTTATAAATAATTTAAACTTATGACTACACAAGAATTTAATACAGAATTTGATGTTCTTTATAATAACATCGCAAGTAATGGTGCTCCCGGTATAAATGAATACGAGAAATCTGTATTCTTAACTAAAGCACAAAATGAACTAATAAAAGCTTACTTTTTAAAAGTTTCCAATAAACTACAATCAGGTTATGATGATAATGCTTTATAGCAAACTAATTTTTCAAATTTAATAGTATTGAAAACATATCAAAATAATGATTTAGAAGAAGCTAAATATAGTTCAATAGCTAACTCAAAGTCTGTAGTAATGCCAAAAAATTCATTATTTATACTTAATGAATAGTTATTAGTTACAGACACTAATAATAAAAATAAAACACTTATAGTAGTTCCTATTAATGGTGATGCTTATTCACGCTTGTTAAGTAAACCTTTTAAAAGACCATTGAAAAATCAAGCTTGGAGATTAGATGTTAATATAGAATCTACTGAAGATGAACAATGTGCTGATTTAATACCGACTGCTGGTACTATAATAAAGGGTTATCAAATTAGATATGTAAAGAAGCCTACTCCTATAATACTTACAACACTTGAAGATGGTATAATGATAGATGGTGAATTTGAAGAAATGACTTGCAAATTAAATCCTATTTTACACCAAGAAGTATTATAGAGAGCTGTAGAATTAGCAAAAGCTTCTTATACAGGAGAATTAACAAATATGTTACAGTTAGGTTATACTAGTTAGACTGGTATAGGACAAACAACAACTAAACAATAATAATTATGACAGCAGAAGAATTTTCAAATGAATTTGATGTTGCCTTAGCTAGTTATAGACGATTTAAAGGATATGATGATCAAGATCTTCCTGATACTTTAGAATTTGATGAATATGAAAAATCTGTATTTCTAACTAAAGCTTAGGAATATATAGTAAGGGAATTATATAATAATAATTCTACTGAATATTTTGAAGCAACAGAACATAATAGAAGATATTTAGAGTCATTAGTAAAGACCGTACCTTTAACTCCTAAGGATACTAATAACAATCACATAAACGATAACTATGCCCACTTTATTTATACACTTCCTCCTGAATGTTGGTTTATTGTTTATGAGCAAGCTTCTTTTACTAGTGGAGGAGAATGTCCTAATACAGTTGCTGATGTAATTCCTGTTACTCATGATGATTATATAAGATATAGCAGAAATCCATTTAGAAAGCCAAATGGCAGAAAGGTATTAAGGTTAGATAAGGGAGAAGGAGAAATAGAGTTGGTAGCTAAGAAGGGAAGTTAGATTAATTATCAATTAAGGTTTATCTCAAGACCTTCTCCAATTATATTAACTCCTTTAACTGATGAAGGCATAACTATAAATGGCGAACATACAGTAATGACTTGTTAGTTAGCAGAACCATTACATAGATTAATTTTAGATTAGGCAGTTAAATTTGCCTATAATTCAAAAATAAAAGAAACAAAACAAAAGGATTCATAATTGAATCTATATTTATTAACTTAAATTAAATAAAAATGGCAGTTTTTTCAACTAACCAAAACAGACAACTTTATGTTGTAAAAGCAGTTCAAACAACTAAGGTTTCCGCTTTAGGAGACATTAAAGTAAGTAGTGATAAGGAAGGTAATATCTTCTTTAATTATAAGGGAGTAGGCAATAAGATGCGTACTGATATAATTGATCCTAAGACTATTACTGATATAACTTTAACTACTTCAGAAAAGGGTAAACGTAAGTTTAAACAAGCTACAGTAACTTTAGATACTAATGTTAATGGAGGTAGTTTAATTGTAGGCGAAGATTATATTCTCCGTATTAATTTTAGACAACTTTATGGTATGTCTGATAGTGATATTTATCAGAAATATGGTGCAGTTCATGTAACTAAAGCTATGCAAGCTGATCCATCATTATTCTGGGCTGAAATGGCATATTCTTTAGTAAAGAACTTTAAGAATGTATATTCTCCTCTTCTTGATATTAAGATTAATAACAAAATAATATCAAGAGCTACTAAGATTAATGGAGATGTTAAATTGTATGAGGAAGGTTCTACTACTCCTATTACTTTAACAGGTGCTACTTCTCTTGTTATTGTGGAAGCCTCTCAAGTAGGTGAATATGTAAGAGGTGTAAAATCTATTGAACCTGTTTATTTTGAAGTTCTTCCTACTACTGTATATAGTGATGGTGAAGATGTAGTATGGGGTAAAGTAGCAAATACTGTGATAGATGCTAATATACCAAATGGTTATGATTATGCAGACCTTGAATACTTCTGTATGGGTGAACGAGGTGATCAATATAGAAATATTGGTTGGCCTAACTCAATCCATACTGAATACCTTGTAGA